ACCTACGATTTTGGTAATGCGGGAATCACCACTCTTGCCATTGGTGCGGGTGTTTTTGCCAAAAACGTTCTCGAAGGGTTTGTTGGTGCAGTAAGAGACAGTATTCGAAACTTCAATGCGAGTTTTACTGCACGTTATGAACGTATGGTTCAAAGATTCAATGCATCTAATAAAAAGTTTATGAAATCATTTGGTAGAGGTCTTGAGAATTTAAGAAATGGGTTCACTCGTGTAACCACAGGCATTTCTACCGGTATATCTAACTTTGGTGCCACTATTTCAAATTGGTATAACAACTTTGCAAATAAATTCCTACGAGGTGGAAACATGACCACCTTGTCTCAAAACCTGAGTAAAATGTTTGAACCTGTGCGACGATTTGGAGAGAGAATCGCAAACACACCTTTCTTTAAAGCATTAGGTGCATTTGGTCGTATCCTTGGTAAGATACTTTATCCGGTCGGTTTGATTTTTTCTGTATTCACTGGAGCAAAAGACGAAATCGAAAAAGAGGGTGAAGAGTTTGGAATATTAGGTAAGACCGCACTTGGATTTATTGGTGCAGCAAAGGGTCTGTTAGGTTTTGTTTTATGGCCATTTGAATTCATCAAGGACGTGTTGTCCTTCATCTCAGAGAAACTTGGATTCGAAGGATTCGCAAAGTTCTTAGATTCCTTTGATATCATGAAAGATGGTGTGGATCTTGTATTTGGATCACTTAACGATCTAGGCACATGGATTGGTGGTAAGATATTTGGTATCGTTGACTTTTTCTCTAATCTTAAATTACCAGAGTTGCCATCATTCTCAGGAATCAAAGAGAAATTCGCAAACCTGTTCTCTGAAATAGGTATTCCCCGTATAGAATTTGAAATTCCTGTTATTGGAAAAAAGGTGGGGTTTGGGCCTTTCTATCCATTCAAAGATGATGGTGGAGATGCGCCTGCTGTTCCATCGACATCACCTGCTGCGCCACAAGAGTCATCACAAGATAGTTTTAAAATGGGTTCTGTAGATAGACCTTCGAGGTTAAGAGGAAGGGAGATTGGGGGTTCCGGTGAGACATCACTTTCTGATAAAGAAGTTGCTGAATTGCAAACCAAGAAAAAACTCACTGCACGTGCACTTAAAGATTTTGAGAGTGATTCCTCCAATGCATTTGAAACGTATGTAGATGATGATGATCCCTTTGGTGAAGTAAAAAGACGGTATACTAATCCTGAAGTTCAAACACAGTACGAATCATTGCAACGAGATAGTCGTCTTGCTGAGTCTGACTATGGTAAAGCAAAGTCTGACAAGACAAGAGCATTAGGATCAGGAAATATTGGTAAGATAAAATTCTTACAGAGCAAAGGTGTGTTGCCACCAAATTTTGAAAGAACGTTTGGTGTTGGTGAAATCGATAGAATGGTAGATGACTATTATTCTGCAAAAGCAGATGTTATTAAACCACCAGTGGATGAAACGACTGAAGTTGTTCAGAAAGAAACAATGGAAAATGTAGCGAGTTCACAGGCTGCCCCAAATGTAGTTATTCAGGACAACTCTGTGAACTCTAGTAATCAGAATAGTAACACGGTTGTACCACCACCGCCCATGTCATCACCAACTAATGACAATAGAACACGGGCGAGTGCGTACAGTGGTTAATCTTCTGCGGCGAGTTTGGAGAAGAATGACATTGTATCTTCGTCGTCGTCTGCCACACTGGATCGAGGTTCTGGAGCAGGTTGGGTACGCATTGGCGCTGCCTCACGCACACTTTCCAATTCCACTTGTTCACGAGAAGACAACTGGTTGCCATTCCGTTCACCAAGAACCATCTGAAGACGCGCCTTCAACTCCTCATAAGTCTTGTAATTCGCAGGATCAGTAAACTCATTCAAGTCATACAGACCATTGTAAATTGTTTCGAGTTGATCATCATCGCCACCAAGAAGAGGTGATGGTGATGCAAACTCTGACTTATCATAGTTGCGATATCCCTCAACGTTTCGGATCTTCAACTTGAATGAAGCACCTTCCCAGAAGTCGAACGGGTCGACCGGAGTTTCGTCTTGGAACTGTGGTTGCATCATATCCATCAACTTATCGAAGATCTTCTTACCGAATGTGTATAAGAATACCTTGCCTTCGTTCTCAGGATTAGATGGGTCTGACTCAACATAGATGTTGGTCACATAGTGAAGTCGACGCTTACGTTCACGTACCAGAGCACGCATTTCGTCTGACTCAGTCGCCCACAACTCGCTGTTCATTTCTGAAACAGGATCTTGTTGACCGATAGATGTCAGTGACTTCTCGATGTACCATTGTCCGGTTGGGCCTTTGAAACCGTGATCCCAGTAACGAACGAACGGGACTTCACCAGCACGTGCGGGTAGGAATCGAATGACAGCATAACCGTTGCCCGCCTTGTCAACCGTAGGTTTCCATTGGCGTTCATCGATATATGATGACTTATCTGTTTTGGTTTCGGGGTTTGCTGCTGCAACCAAGTCAGCGATAGAATTACGGTTGCGTTTTAGATCTGCAAAAGACATATGAGTTTCCTCTGTATAGTTTCTAGTTTGTTAGTCGTCACTGTATACGTGACAATGTATATAGTACCAAAACTATTCGGACTTTTCAAGCGGTTTCCAAACAGAATCGGCAGTATAAACATAAGACCCTAAGAACTCTTGCCCTTCCCATCGTTCAGGTTCAATGAGACTTAGGATAATTTTACCTACACTAGTGCGGTAAAGATGGTAAGTCACTCCAACACGGGGAACAAAGTTGTACTCCGCATTGTAGAGTGCCTCGTTAAGTTTTGATAACTCCACTAGGTTCTGATACTCTTGGTTCAGTAGTTCTAGTTTGTTCTCGAAATAATTACGTGCGAGCGACCCTCGTTCCGACTGAAATAATTTTGTGTCAGGCAGTTCGATAGGTGGTGCGGCATTGTTATCGCCGTAGGTGAGTAACGCACGTCTTTTAGTCAATGGGTAAAACCGAATCTGCGCCTTGAAGGTATCGAAGTCGTGTTGCTTCTGCTTCGAGTTTGTCTTTAATCACTGGACTAATATACTTCTTTGCATCTTCGGGCTCGAGTTTATACTTCTCACACAAATAAATGATTGCGTCTAGATAGTTCAGCGAGAGATCACGAACGGTTATCTCAACCAATCCCTGAAACTTCTTCTTGGTCATCACCAAGTTCTGCAATTCATTGTCGTCATTTATTTCCATATTATACCTAAATCAGGGTAATAGACACCCTTTGTTCGTTTTGCAAGGCCTTCATGATCGTATGATAGTGCGACACAAATCGGCACAGACTTGTATTCACGATTCAGACCATAGTGTGTGTCCAACCAAACACCGGTTTTGAGATAGGTCTGCATGTTAGACACATACTGTTTAGATGTTGGATCGGAACTATTTTTCCATGCTGAGATCCAAGTCTTGACATTATCAACACTCAGTTTGTGATCTGGTTCGAGTTCTGAAACCGATGGATGTATCGTGGGTTCATAAAACATTTTCTCCCGCAGTTCATCTCTTCGATCAATCAGATCTTGTATCTGATCAACCAGACTGTTTCGTACTGCATCAGGCATATATCCTAAACGAATATACTTCCACCCATGTTTGGCAAAACTGTTCAGGTAAGTGTCTGGTAAGACGTTGATCTCTGCTAGACTATACCCCATCTCAATACTAATAAATTTCTTGAGTGAATGTAGTCTCTCACGATCTGTAAGTTCACCATGCACATATGCATCACACTCTTGCCATGCGACTAAGCGTTCTTCTTCGGTTTTCGCCTTGCACAACTTATCCCACTTGGGTTCGGGGATCAGTGTTTTCTTTTTCTTTGGTGTAGGTCTCTTAATTCTCGCCACGGAACTTCCTATTTGCTCTAATCATTGATTCGAGAAAGTCGGTATCTGTAGATCTACATGAAATATTGAGTAACGCCATGGTGTCCTTGGGTAGACAATGTCCACCATATCCGAACTTGCCATCAGGGCCTGGAACCTGAGAGTGACTCGTTCCAATACGTGGGTCAATGGTAATCGCATCAACCATTGCATCAAAGTCTTTGTATCCCAGATCGTTGTAGATCTTATACATCTGATTCCAGAACGTTACCTTCATTGCGAGAAAAGTGTTCTCGACATACTTACCAAATGCCGCTTGATCTCTCGAACAAAACTTAACCTCTTCGAGGCAAGGTAACACGGGTTTGAACAATTCATGCCAGAATCGCATCGAACCACCACCATAGATCGCAAACTTTTGAAAACGAAACTCATCGGTAGGATTCCGATTGGCGTTCGAACTCGCGAGAAACTCTGGTGATACTGTGATGTCAAGATCATCATAGTCTTCAAGGAATGTGGGTATCACCGCACTCTTGATCAGATACTTGGTGTTACCGTACTTCTCGAACACATCAGCAACGTTGGATGTGTCGCAGACACCGTTTTTACTCATTGGTGTCGCGACACAGACAACCACACCATCAACGGTGTCATCCGCAGGATACTCATATCCCTTATACGGATCGTCGATTACAATGTCGACACCAGAGTGTTCATTTAAGACATTGGCGACTGCTTGACCAACAGGCCCATATCCAGCAATTACAATCTTCAATCTAAACTCCCATCTTCATATTGACCACACCAATTACACGCCTTTCCGGTTTCTACTGCAATCCTTGTTCGATCCTTTTCACAGAAGTGTTCCCACAGTTGTGAGGGTTCGAATGGTCTTTCTATAGGATTATCTGACTCGTATGCCAGATCTTTCTTTTCTTTATTAAATATACGATCCCAATTGTTCTCGAAAACTTTTCTTTCGACACCAAAGGGTCTTGGTTTATCACCCTTGCCCGTCATTTTCTTCAATCTCCCAAAAAAGTTTACGTTTGTTATAAGGTTTGCCTTCTTCAAAGCAAACCCACCAATCTGGTTTGTCACGTCGTGTCCACTTGGCAAACTGACGTTTATCTTCCCAGTAGAACTGACGATATGACGTTAGTGAATCACCCTCAACAATGCAATGGGGATACTGTGCCATAGCAGGGGTTGGTTGAGTAAATGGTTTTTCAGTGTCCGCATTCGCCGGAGGCAACAAGAGAGTGTACTCCAGTTTATGTTGCGTCAAGTGTTTTTTACCGTAACGGTATGTATACTCTTCGCAGAGACATGCCCATAACTGATACAACCATTCATAGTTTGCAGCAGACTCGCGCACCCACTTTGCAGATGGGTGATTGACATGACACGCCTTGTAGAGTTCGGTGTTCATGACTGAGTCTGGATGCATGTATCGAGCAATGCGGCGTCCATTAGTCGTTCGACCTTCCCACACATGTCCATCAAGAACACGGTGAGCAGTCGACAATAATTGTGCATACTCGATAGACATTTTGACAACGTGTTTGTCCACGTGCTGTTTAGCGCAAGTTTGTGGATCGTCGTCGACATAGAATATATTCATAACGATTGAATTTTGTCTAGTAAGACTTCTCCCTTTCGATCAATTTTAGTACAAACATCATAAGTAAAGGTAAGGATACCATAAAAAATATCCCAGATCAAGGCCACTGGTATCGCGAGGGATAACAGAAGGTACTTCTTATTCATCTAACTTCTCCAGTTTAATACCACATTCGATTAAAAATTGTTTACCACTTCCTTTCGAGGCAACGTATTCTTCATCATAGTATACCTCTTTTACACCTGACTGATATATTAACTTTGCACACTCGATGCATGGTACATGGGTAACAAACATCGATGAATCCTCACCCGATTCGGTTGATCGTGCGAGTTTGGTGATTGCATTTGCCTCTGCGTGTAGGACTTCGGGTTTGGTGTGCCATTCACCATAGACATCCAAGTCTTCACCTGCCACATGAAATGTCACACCTTCATAGGGTTTCCACTCTTCGCAGTTGTTATCCCATCCAGAAGGGGTGCCATTGTAGCCTACAGAGATGATGCGATCATCCTTGACGACAACCGCACCAACTCGTTTCTTTCTTGCCGTGGACAATTGAGCGGTGTCTCGTGCAATGCCCATGTAAAAACCTTTATACTTGTCTTTCATAATTTTGGAACATACTCCTCAAACAAACGATCAACTTCGGATGAATACCCCATACTTCGAAGAGCATCCGCAGTGCTATATATCTCAGCACGTTGAGTACGACCTCTTTCCCAAATACGATGATCATCCGAATAATCATAAAACCAATCGTGTGATTTCATGAGTTCCTCAAGACGTTGTATAGTTTCCATCACGCACACTCCAATAAAGATTCGTATTCGTCATCGATACCGTGCATCTCCATCTCTTTCGCGAGACGCCAGTCGATGACAACAGGTTCCGCAAACTCTTCAAGAGTCGGGGGGAACATACCCTCTTCCGCGTTCTGAACCCAACGACGGATACCAACCACCTTACAACAGTAGTCAAGAATCTGTTGTTCCATCAACAAGTCGCCACCAATAGAGACGTGAACATTGATGGGTGCTTCCCAGAAGTCGACATAGTCAGACTCCACGAAGTCGATAGCATCGACCACCTTGACATCAAGGATGTACTCCTGTTCGTAGTCATTGCGTTTGGCAATGCCATTCTCAACGGTATTGTACCACTCGGCATCCGCGAGTTGCTCGGGAGTGCAAGCAACGATGTAGGTGGAACCACCCTTGGGCTTCCAGTACTGAGGGCACTCACCCTCACCATCCCAATCATGGGCGCCATAGTTCTCAAGATACTGAGTTTGGAAAACAAGACGGATAGTTTGGTCAGACATAATATAAACTCCAAAGAGAAAAAGAGAGGGGGAGAAGCAGTGAACCCGAAGTTCCTATTCCCGACGCCAGATGCCCAAAGAGAGAGAGAGAGAAGGGCAAGCAGTGAACCCGAAGGTTCCTAGTCGGGAGACCAGATCTCCCCAAACAACACAAGTATTATCTCAAAGATTCAAAGAAAAGTCAACACTTTTCGCATTTTTTTGGTGAATATTCATTATTCACGAAACAAATAAAACGGGGGTCATCATCCATAGCAATCATTAGCAATCTTCGTTTCAGACCCCGAAACCTTACCCCCGAAGTTACGGGCGGATAATTTCACGCATCGCACCTTCCGATACGTATTGAACACGATCATCCCAATCAGATATTCCGACTTCGAAGGGGACATTGATCTCACGACGCACACGATCACCTTCAGTATCGTAGACACACTCGATAGTGTAACCTTCGTACAGTGGAATCTTACGATCAGAGAAAGCACAATCAACATAGAGTTGACCTTTCTCAATCACCTTACCGATCACGAACATGTCGGCATGACCTTGGTAGGAGCGGAAGTCCATCGCCTTGATGAACTCACCGACCTTCGCAACATTCTCAAACTTCAACATAATTAAGCCTCCTTAGGCGCAAACAATTTACCGAAACCTTCGACCAGAAGGTTGTAGGCGAAGATCTCGTATCGCCACTCGTGATCAAGAGCAAGATAAGTATCGTCTTTCATAGCTTCGATCTCAGCCTTCTCGTAACGCTTCTCAAAACCTTTAAGAGCATCAAGAGTGTCTTCAGTTCCCATGAAACCCTTAATGATTCGAAGTGCTTGGTTGAAATCAACTTCGTTTTCAAGAACTTTGCAGTCAAACTCATCTTGGTAAATAATTCGTGCCATATCAATCAATTCCTCATCTCAAATTACGTAGTAATTATCTCACGAATTGACACTCCCGTCAATAGGTAATTTGTCACAAATTGAAGTTTTTTTAGATTATTTTGTTCTAAAAAGGAAACTGCTTAGAAGTTTTGAACTCAGTCAGATAGTCTTCGGGAAACCCCAGACTCTTCATCACATTAAAACTGTGAGGATTCTGCAACTGGTTGTGGCAGTATTTTGATCGTGCCGCCATGAAGGGCACTTGGGGAATCATGGGTTTTGAACGTTCGACTGTACTGAACCACCATTCAAGGTTATCAATACCCATTGTCGCATACTCAAGGATCTCATCTTTTTCAGTGACGTTTCCTGCAGCAAGCATGTTTGGTGAGAAGATTTCTTTCGCCCAATCAGGCAATTCTCTTTCGCGTTTTACCTCTTTGCGTACCATCTCGGCATCGTTGTATCCAGTGGGTGACAGATCATGAAAACAACCTGTGACCTTTTTCTTACCACACACAACATCGAAACCATAGATAGGCATCGGATAATGTGTCTTTGCATATGCGTTGACGTGCATCATCCAGATACCATGAGATTCTCTTTTATCGACCACACTGATATGACCAAGTTCTAGTTTCTTGCTCTTCCAATACCAGTTATAGTGGTTGTATTCTTCATAATGATCGGGACGACCACCTTCACAATAGAATGTGAATATGCCGGTTAATTCTTTCTTCAACTCAATGAAGTCATCCCACATTATTTAATTCCTCCAACATCCTGCGGTGATACTTAAATCCTTCATGCACTTGATCGAAATCAATCTCCTCTTCTCGAATTGCCTTGATACAGTCTTGGCGATCCTCGAAGAACCACATCCATGACATCTCTGGATTCTTTTCTGAAATGATCGACCCACCAAATAACATCGCCATGTAGTTAAGGTAAACGTGCGACATCCACTTCTCACGATAGTCTTCTGCACCAATGATGTAGTTGATATAATCCTGTGTAGCTCTCGCCATCCACTTACCGTCGAGTTCTTCACCTAATTCTGCAAGGCACTCTTTTATTTTTAGACATCGATATAGTTCTGGATGTGGAAGTTGATTTAAAGAGTCTTCCATCGCCTGAAAAATGAAGTACTGATTATTCATGTAGGCGACCATTTGATGATGTGTTAGTTCACCTTTGAACAATGATTGTGAGAACGGCATGTTCTCTACTTCATCATGAATCTTTCGGATATTTTCGTTCATTGTATTTTTCAATCGTTTCCTGCAATTCATTAGCCCAATCATCGCGGTGTTCGACAAACACTTGTGTCGATCCGTCGTCTACCACAATGAGTGTGACCAGTTGTGTAATTGGGATTCCGGTTCGTTCCTCCCAAGCAATTGCATAAAACGCCTCCTGTTGGAAATAGTTATTTATTTTGTCTGCACTCTTAAACCGACGACTTGTCTTAAAATCAATGACAGATAGTTTACCGTCGAACTCTGCAATGCAGTCTACGCGACCAGCGACACCTAGATAATCAGAGTATAAAGGGACTTCTTGTGCGTACACCTTACCAATCCGTTTATCCAATATTGGTTTGATGGACTGAAAATCACTAATAACATTAGGCATATACCCGTCATAATAATCTTCTTTGTTGTCGCTATACTTCTCAATGCTTTCGTGAACAGCAGTTCCTCGTTGAGATGCTCTGTATGAGATCTTGTCTGCTTCTTCATTCCCAACTCTCTTACGCCATGCCGCGATACCATCTTCACTCAGTA